ATTTAATGAAGTTGGTTTAGGTTTTGCCATGATGTTTAATAATAATGTATATTTGCCATGAGTGAATATGTGCTTACCATCTATACCTACTTTACAAAATTCAGGTAATTCATTGGCATACACACAACCTTCATCATATGAAACAAAACACCTGGGTGCCTTGCCATATTTGGCCAATTCACGCTTGATATTCACGTTCAATCGCCTTACTAATAAATCGTCCTGATCAGAGAGTAATGAACCCTCAACATATCGTTTGCGTAACATACGCTTGACATGAGCAATCTCCGCTAGCTGTTGCCGCGAAAATAAACAAGCAAAATGAGTTAACATTTGCTTATAAATTTGGTAATACGCCCAATGTCCGGATGTGTTGAGGGCATCCACAAACCTATCAATCTTGGTTCGTGTGCACTCCTTATAAATCTGGGCATAACCCTTAGCTATAAATTCTCGTACTTGAAAATCAACTGACTCCAAGTGTTCACCGTTGAACACTGCAGTTATATAATCCTTAACAGGCTTTTCATACCTTCGCCGAGCTGTCAACTCATTGAACATACGTTTGCCAATTTGCTTGCTACCAAACAAACCAGAATTAATTTCCATTGCTATGTGCGCTCCCAATTTGGCAGCCTCTTCACGCTGTGCTTTCTCATCCTTCTTAGCTCCAAATAATCTCTTAAGACCATGGGTTAAGTTATTGGCTGAATTGGAATACTCTGAAAAATCAGGCATATTAATTCCACCAAGCTTAAAATAAGCTGTACGATGGCGAGGTTTTGTTTTCCGCGTGTTGAAATGCATGTACGGGTTATTACGGGGGTTCTCCCTATAAGTGTGAAAATCCACTCTCACTCTATCATCTGGCTCGTTGTTCCCATTTACAACGCCAGCACTAAACTCAACATTACGACATTTCAATATTTCGAAATCATCGCGACACGCCCAATCCAGTGGCAAAGTACATTCCTCATCAGGAATTTGCCAGGGCATGTAATGGTCCACCAATTCTGAGGATAAATCCCTAAAATCAGTGTATCCATCACTGCCTTTCCACAAAGCATTGCCATTATTTTGGATTACGACTTGGGCCTCTTTGTTATTAACTTGAGCATAATATCGTTTCGTCATTAATGCCAAATAGTACTGCTGAGTCTCTTGTAAGACTCTATAATTAGCTGTGCCATCAACTGAATTAGCCACTATTGCATTTAATAATGATTCAGTCATCTGGACGCCTCTAAATTGCTTTACATATTTAGAAAAAACTGGTTGATAAACTAAGTATGATCGTGGTTCAATAGTTATAGCTACATCTTTACTATCTCTGTATCTATAACCATCCACCGAAATCACCGTTGTCGCTGGTTGCATGTACACATGGTTAATATTTTTGGATGGGTTTGAATTAACAATACACCAGCCAACACCATGAGACTCACAATCATATTCACCTTGATTATCAAACCGATACTTAGATCCCCGCTCAAATACAGCATTCGATTTTAGAACATCCATTAATTCCC